TCACCGAAGCCGAGGCCCGCGCCAAGCTGCCGCCGCAGATGGTGCCGCGTGAGCTGCGCGTCGTCGCGGAGATGCCCCTGACGTTGAGCGGCAAGATCGATCGCAAACAGTTGGACTGATGCCTGCCGAGGGTGGCGTGGTGTGATTGCTGGATGCCTCAAGCGTGCCGTCGGTCTTTGCCCAGATCGCATAATCCGTGCCCGCCGTCAGCGTCGGCATGGTGGTGGAGGTTGGCTCTTCGGCCCGGCCCGGCTCGACTACGGGAGGCCAAGTGCTTCTCTGCCGAGTCTCCGCCGTGCCCGCGCATCGTTTGGTCCATGCCACGGCGTCGGGATCGGCTTTGGTGAATGTGGCGATGGTGCCGGAGTTGATATCAACAATCGGCTCAAAATAGTCCGTGTCAGTCGGAAGATTTCCAGTGCTGGTGGCAATGCAGAAATAGGTGTTATTTTTGTAAGTAATAATATCGAGAGGCCTATACTCGGTGACGGCACTATACTCACCTCGATGTATAGGTTTTACCCGGCCTAGATTAACTGTTGGCATAGTTTTACTCCGTATATGTCATGAGAAGATTGCCGTCAGCATTTATCTCAATGTCTGTTATTGAGTTTCCATTATAGGAAACTGACAAGTCACCGTCCGCATCGACGGAAAATGCACCTAGATCATTTGCTAACGCATCACCAAGGGCAAGCAATGATACGTTGGCAGCATCCGCAGAAGATGCCGCTGCCGCTGCGCTATTGATTGCATCCGCAATGCCAGCAGATGTTTTAACGCTGTAGTGGTATGCAGAATACTTGCCGGTCTCAACTTCAACGTCCTCTGGATTTACAGCCCATTCTTCTGCCGCCTCGGCATAGCTTTGGGCGTTGCTAACTTCATATACAGTTGGCCCGGCAAGCAGTGACCTCGTTGCTTCATCCCAATACGGAATCTTTTGGTCCTCGACAACGAACGAACCAAAATTCGTCTCGCCTTTCGGTAATGCAACTGCCCGCCCGAGAGCCGTTGAAAGCTGTTGTGCGACCATCGTCAAGCGGTCCCAGACCTCCTCAAAAGTCGCTGGGTAAAAGCGGGGCTGATTACTGATCGTCGTGGTTTGCTTAAGGTCGAGCACCCGTTGAATAATCACCTTGTGTGTAGAGGCGACAGCTGAACCTGACAACGGGTATGTCACAGTCACACTAGCCGAAGGAATACCCGTTACCGAATAGTCCGAACTCGAAATCTCGGTCTCGTCTCCGGAGGAGATTTCCCGCAGGTAGACTTTCAACGAGTCTTCGTCGGGTATGTAAAACGCCACCGGCCACTCTGTCGTCGCCCCATTCCCAGTATAGGCAACTTCGCTTGTCTCACTGCTAATGGTCATTATTCGTCCCTCCGCTCAGGAATGTCGAAAGTTTCGTTAACGCCCTCTTCCAAAGCAGAGAACAAACGCCGCCAATAGAACACGTTTTGATACGGGGCGAGTGTCCGTGCGGTATGAATGGTCGATTGCGTCGGGGAGTCGAGACTTTGCAGAATGCCAATGCTTCTCTCGGCCAAGTCGGAACTCGGCCCAAGTGCCTGCCCGATGATTGAGTTTGCCCGGCGGGTAGCGCGAAACTCACCACCGAAAATCGCAAGATCATTTAACACTGGAATTTGCTCACCAACACGCTGCCCCTCAGCAAGAACACCGAGGAGTCCCGAGCGGCCAGTTGCTTCATAAGCCCATTGTTCCAGATCACCCTCCATTGCGCGGCGATAAGGTTCGCCCCCGATTGCGACAGCCCAAGTATAATATGAAACCGCCCCCATTGCAAGAGATGATATTGTGCCCGCCAAGACAGCCATATCAGGCTCTTGCAACGAGGCCATCAATACCCGATTGTTTGACGTAAAGGTGAAGCTACGAAATTGCGCAACAAGCCTGAATGCTTCATTCGCGTCAACCCAGTTCGGGCGGTCAAGGGCGGGCGTCACAATCATATCGTTCGCCGCCCGATTGCCTGCAGCGCCCATAGCCATGAAGGCTTCGGAGTCCGTCCACACGTCCGTATTCGGCAGTCGAACAGCGCCATTACGAACTGCCGTGCTACCATCAGGGAGTTGATACTGCTTCCAAATTCGATCGGCCATCTCGCGGCTGAGACCCATCTGTGCGATGAAATCGCTTGCTTCGTCAAATGCTTTGCCCTGCTTCCCTGTCGCCAGAACTTCCAGCGCGTGTGAAAACTCAACGAACCAAATGCGCGTAGCGATTTGTTTCATCTCAGAAGTCCATGCGTCGAACAGTGCGACGAAGCCAGTCTTGTTTGCAAGGAACTCCATCCCACGCTCTGGCATCGTTTGCCGCCGTGCGTAGTTTTCCCCCACATCGAACACCGCAGCGGAACGGTTGTGCATGTGCATTTCAGTTGCGATGTTGAGACGTATCGCAGCTTCGCGCGACAGCTTAACCATTTTCAAATCAGTGATATAAGGAGCCCAACCATCTCGAAGCGTTTTCGTGAGCCCAAATTTGAAAATTGGCCTCGCCACATCTGGCAAGCTCGACGGAACAACCGAACCCATGAGGCGCGTTACATTTAGATTACGTGCAAACCGGCCCATTCGGTAGGCCATGCCACTTGCTTTTTGCGGCATACCTCGTTGGTGACGAAACCGCGTAACCATTACGCCGAAGTCTTCCCGAACCTGCTCGATTTCTTTCTGCAGTTGTTCCGACAGCTTAACTCGGGTTTTCTCCGTGAGCGGTTTCAAGCGGGCTTGATCGGCCTCGGGCACAGCCCCCTTCACAACCGGCTGCCCATCAAGCAAATGCGTCGCCTGCACCAGTTTATCCCGCGCCACGTTGAAATCGTCTTCCAGCTCGCGGAACATTTTTGCCCCATTAGGCGAGCCAGTTGCCCGATACAATTCCATGTCAGGAAACATCGAGTGCGCGTAAGCGCGAACAACTTTCTCCGGATCGCGCACTAGATACTTTCGCTTGATATCGTAGGGAAGGTTCGATGCCCGCGTAAGCTGTGAGCCCCGTGCCGCGCCGATAATATCCAGCCCCGAAATCCTTTGCCCATTACCCTGAATTTTATTATATAGTTGCTTGGCGTCATCTTCTGCTTGCGCCCGGAAGGAGGCCTTGCCCTCAGTCAAGCTTAAATCCTCCGCCCCACGTAAGCGCCACTGCTCGGTAAATAAATCCTCTAAGTCTTCGAGGTTTTTCTGCGCAGCCTTCATTGCCTCGTCCCGCATAGTCGCGCGGGCAACTGGATCGGCTTCATCGAGTTTCTGCTTAAGGTTCTCCGCCCGCACAGCTCGCTTGGCATTCAAGTCCACTGAACGCTCACGAACGGCAACCAGTGCATCATCAACCGCACGGCGGGCTTCTTCGGGGCTGAACTCAAGCAATTTCCCAAGACGCGTCAATGCGCCGTCGAGACGAACACTTGCTCGATCCGCCCTATCGACTGTTCGATCATACTTCGCAAGAGCATCCGAGGCAAGAAGATCATCCAGCTTCGCAGTGCTTTCGCGCCACGTCTTCGCCGCTTGGAGAATTTCTTTCCGCGTTGTGGCTAGCTTCCCCTCGTGCACATCATCCGTAAGCCGGGTCAACTTCCGCTCCGCCTTACGCACAGCGCGCTCAAGCGTTTCCAGCTGCGCGAGTTGCTGGCTTTCCAGCTTCAAGATTTCTTCGGAAAGCTTCTGTTGTTCTTCTGTAAGGGTCGCCCCCATTTTTTCGAGCGTCCGCCGTTTGGCGATCACCCCTCGGCGAACTTCTTGGATAAACCCGTAGTCCTCTCCAAGGCCCTTCTCAAATTCCCGCACAGCCTTATTGACTTCAGACTCGTCTGCACCCGATTGCTTAAGTTGTGCCCTGTAATCCGCAAGCTGCTTCCGCCCGAGAACCCACGCGTCGGAAGTCTCCAGCGCTTCCAATTCAGTAACAACGCGCGCATACTCATCAGCCCTACCCGCGTCATCCAGCGCAAGTAGTCTTTTTGTTTCCTCCAGATTTTCAACCCTCGTCTGATAGCGCCGGAACGCCTTGGCGAATGAAGACTGGAGAAGTTGCTCCCCGTGATCAGTCACGTCCCGCAGAAACTCATCCATATGGTCGAGGATGTAATCAGGGTCGAACTGATGACGAACGTAATTGGCATTTCCAAGCTCGTCGCCCTCGAACTCTTCGAACAATTTAGGCGCATCAGGATCATCTACGAGCTTCCTATACTCGTGATATTCTTTCGCCGTCGCTTCAGCGTAGTCGAAGAACTCTTTAAGTGCCCGAGCCGCATCCGCCACTTCGGGGTTCGGTGCGACTGCACCCGTGTTATGCGTGTCAAAAACCGCGTCTTGAAATTCTTTGAAGCTCATCTTTCCTGCAGGCATCTTACCTACACGGGACTTCAATTGCGCGGCAATGTTGGGCAACACTTTGGGCGCTGCTTCCCTGCCAAACACGTGTTTGACAAATGCCTGGTCGAAGGCGAGAAGAAACTTAACAGTCTTCGCTTCGTGCGTGAGCGCGCGGTGCACCATATCGCCTGCTTCAGTCGGTGATACACCACGCATTGCCATTTGCAGCCGAAGCCCTGCGGACTGCATTTGCGCACCCCAATAGCGCGCCATCGGGAAGCGGCTTTCGAGACTACGGGTAACCGGGTTCAAGCGCGCCATAGTGCCGATGATGTCCGGAGACACCACACGAGCAGCTGTGCCCCGCAACAACTTCCCTACCATGCCGTCACCGCCAAAGTCACTGCGCTCAATCCGTTGCCGAAGCTCCCGCGAAGCCGCTGCCAATCGTGTGTTCTGCCGTTGAAGGCTCTCAGGGATGTTGCGCGTTTGCGCAGCCCCAATGCTTTGGTCGCCCGTCCGCAGGCCACCTTCCAGCTCAAGCACCGGAGCCTCGGCCTTAAACAACCCCGGAAGTTCTGTCGGCTTCCCATCCCAGCGCTCTTCTGCAATATCTTCCGGATCGAGCGTTTTCACTAGCGTCTCAAACTTCGGTTCATCCGCTGCCCGGCGAGATCCGCCGATTAGAATTGCATTTCGCTGCGCCATGAGGTCTTGAGTGTCGAGCCGTTGCTTGGCTCGCACAACCATTTCTTCCTCGAGCGCAAATTTTAGCGGCCGCAAGTCAGCATTCGGAATATCCTGCACTGGTGTTGCGCGCCCATTATACACGACGGGAAACTCGGGGCTTTGCGGAGGTGTCGCTTCGTAGCCACGGCCAAGAACTGCAGTCTCGCCATCGTCTAACCGCAGAGTAATGATGCCGTCAGAGATGCTTTCGATTTCTGCGCCGCGAGGAGTGCCTTCAACCCCATAGACCGTGATTTCATCTCCTCGTGCCGGGGTGGCGCTAAGCGGCGGTAGCTCGCGCTCGGCAATGGTGTTCATTCGAAGTTCCATCGGGGCGCCGGTTGCGTCCGAGGTGAGTATGGCTACTTGCCCGCGTGAAGAAGCCATACCTTGCTCCATCACACCCAAATCCGCCCGCGAGATATTCTTCACCATCCCGCCCAACAGTCCGCCAATCACTGTTGCCCCGGCAATTCCGAAGGCAACCTCCCGCATCGTCCGGGCTTCCTGCAGCCCAAACAACGCAGCTTCTTGTGCGCCAGCAGCCCCGGCTGCCAGTGCCGCACTTTCTGCGAAAGCTTTCACGCCTCGTGCCGGGCCGACCAGTGGGATCAGCGATAGCGGGGAAACCATCGCCCCTACCGCAGCAGCCAAAAATCCGGCAACACCAGCGCTGGCGAGGATTTGCTTATCCAGCAATTCACCTTGGATACGCTTCTTGATTGCGTTGTATTCGTCTTGACTTCGGGCCCAAACGAAACTATCCGAGTATTCCTCAAACAGCGGGTCGTTTTCCGCCGCGTCGAGAAGGTTGAACTCCGGGTCGGGCTCAAATCCCTGATTATGATGCTCGAAAAGTCTCGTCATGTTGACGATTTCGTTCTCTTGCCGAAACCCTCCACCGAACACACTTGCGAAGGAAAGGTCGAGCGGCTCCTGCGTCTGCGGGTTCGGCAGCAGCGCCACGCCGGCCGCACCGGCAGCGGCGTCCATTAGTCAATTTCCTCCAGCATTTGCAACTCGCGCACGAGGGACTCAAGCACGACTTCCGCTGCTTGCTGCAATACAGGGTCCATCGACAGTTGTTCCACAATCCGTTCTTGTTTCTTCACACGTTGACGGAGCTTGAGAACTTCCTGTTGCTGCTGAAGCTTGTCGCGTTCGGCGATAAGCACTTCGAGTTTCGGTGTCATTGGGGGACCGGTTTCAGTAACATCTAGTGGTTCTGTTACATCCTGTTCGACAGGCAATTCGTCAAGGGTTTTGAAAGACTCGTGTTTGATCAGCGTATCAAGAACCTCCAGCCGCTGATTAATCTTGCGGCTTTCCGTTATCTCCTCGCTCGGCGTTGGCCGGAACCGCAGCGGCTCATCGCCAACTGAACCTTCGGCAGGCCACGGCCCGGACTCTACATCCTTACGGAGCACCGGACCGAAAAGCCGTCCATATTGTGGATCATCCCGGAAGCGGTAGATGTAGAACGAAGCTGGCTCGCCACGAGCGGCTTCCGCTTCGGACTGCGCGTCCGTCACAGTTTCAAACACCTCATCTTCCGGGATGCCAAGCGTCGTGATGATGTCCTCGCGCACTTCTTCAGGCGTTTCAAACCCACCGACACCGTAGTAATTCGACCGCCGAGACGTCGGTCCGAGGTAAGTCAGTCGCTTCGTCCCGCCAACTTCATCCGGCCCCCACTTTTGCTTCATAGCGCCAACGGTAGCTTCAGCCGCCATCCGCTCGTCACCCAACTGGGTGTAGAATTCTTTGAACAGCGTAGTGTAGTCAGAAGAAAATTTAGCAACCGCTCCGGGAGTCGCGGGCATGTCGGGAACCTGTTGTCCCGGAAGAATTGCCATGCCAGTCTTGAACTGCTTGAGAATATCTTGCTCGGACATGCCTTCGAGAATTTCATCTGCCAGTGCTTTACGCTCTTGCGCGAGTTGTCGCCCTTCGGGGGTCCGCAGGTCGGCAAACCGAGCAAGCGCGCCGGGCATCTCATCCGCTGGGGTATAGCGTTGAAGCACTTCCCATTGCGAGGCGAGGTTAAACGTGGCTTCGTCCACCCCTGAGACAAACGCATTTGGATTGCGCTTTTGCATTAGCGCCAGTGTGTTCAGTCCGTAGAGTTGTTTCTGAGGGTCTTGCGAGCGGGCAAGCGCGCCGAGGGAATTGACCAACTCCTCAGCCATAACCCCCGTGCTGCCGAAGGCCTGAACGACAGCAGCCTGTGCGTCTGCGTCCAAATTTTGCAGCCCGGCGCTTATGCCGGTGCGCTTGAGATACTCCATCATCCCAGCTTGGTTGTCCAGACTATTCGGCAAAGGTTGTTGGCCGGTGACTGCCTTGTCGAAAGTTTGTGCGGCTTGTATAGCCGCCCGCTCGTCTTCAACCTTGCCGAGCACCTCGGGGATGCGTTTGCGAGGAATACGGTCTAATGCAATGGCTGCATCAACCTCGGCCATTCCTGCCGAACCGAGTGCAATTTCAGCCAACAAACTATCTGTAAAGGTGTTTTGCTGTTCGATAGCTGCTTTCCGCTGGGCTTCAAGCATCGTCGCGGCACTGGCAGCCATCGCCGCCTTCGTAGCAAAGTCAGCTCCATCAAAGGCTGGGTCAGTCCAAACATCAGGAATATGGTTGATCGGCAGCGCGCCCTCGAGCCACGGCTGCTCCTTCATCAGCTTGAGCAATTCGCCGCTAATTGCCTCCGCGCCGGAAGCCCAGAAGTGCCCGCCCCCAGCCTCCGTTCCCACGAAGTCTATGTGCATACCGCGCATATACTCCTCGCCGAAGCCGATGCCCTGCGCGCCACGAGCAGCCGCTGCCAAAGCAATTTGCGCCATTTCAGGGTCGGTCGGTTTGATACGCGAACCGTCTTGTCGGTAGAACACGAAGTCACCAGTCAGACCTGTGCTGTGGCGCCCTGAGGGATCGCGCCCTCCTTCACGCACTCCAGAGGTCAACACCACTTTACCGCCCGGCCCAATCACATCTTCCAGCGCCCGAGGCGCAAGGGACATAATTTCCGGCCCAGGCCTCGCATCTGAAGTGCCAATCTCAACGTGTGTGTTGTGGGAATAAAGCGGATAGCCGCGATCAGACATGTAGCCGGTTACGTCGGCCAAGTCGGGCGCTGTCTCGGGTCTCCCCGAAACCGACGACGCCGCGACGTTCTCCATCGCCCGGTCAAAAGCGACTTTATAAATCTGCGACGCAGCCTTTGCGTAAAGGTCGGCCTGCCCGGCTTCACCTAGCATAGTATTAGAGATTTGAACCTGCAATTCATTAAGCGCCGTATCCCGGTCCATTGTTCCGGCCATGATTTGGCTGCTGTAGTCATCCACCAGTTTAGAAAACTGCGTGACATCGTAGCCAAGCCGCGCTTCATACTCCGCGCCATAGGCTACGGTAGTTCCAGTTTGGATTGCTGTCTCGACTTGCGCGGCATACTCTTTACGAAGTTCCTCTGGCAGAGAGTTAAGAAAATCTTCTCCGGCACGACGAGCCTCGTCATAGAAACCCTCAGTGATCCCGGCGCCGCTGGCCGGAGCCTCGTTCGTCAGCCCGACTTGTGCGCGGTGTAGGTTACCGCGGAGTTCTGCCAGCCCAACATTCGCGTCGAACTTCGCAGCTTTCTCTTGCCGTTCTTCTTCAGCTTTTACGTAAAGCCGCACAGTATCGCCGACGCCCCCAATAGCATTGGCGAGGTTTTGCACCGCCTGTTGATACGGACCGCTTACACGGTCAACTTGATACTGTTGCCGCTGCCCGCGAAGTTTTACGTCACCAATTGCCATGTCGTTTCCTTAGATAAAGACTCGCGCAGCGCCGGATGCACCGCCGATGAGACTACCGAGAGCGTTGAAAGCACCGGCAGACTTCGCCGCTTTCGCCTCAGTCTTAAATTGCGACGCTTGGTTCTCGAAGTTGATTGCCTCAGTTTCGCCCATGTAGATTGTATAGCCACGATCTTTCGCGGCCAATTCGCTGGCCCCTGTCTGCCGCAACGCAAGCGACCCCGAGCCAAGAGACAGTCCCGAAGCGCCCATCTCCGCAAGCATAGCACCGATCTGACTTTTCGCGTCGATATCTTGCTCTTGCGCCTCAACCGCAGCTTCTTGCCTCGACCGAACGGCATTTTGTTGCGCGATCATTGCGTTGTTGTTCGCAATCTGCGCTTGGTATTTTGCAGCGGACATCGAGCCCATCGCGCCGGCAACCCCGCCGGCAACGGAAAGAACGGCAGCAACGGCAGCAACTTCCATTATGCGCTCCACTTATAGATTTGACGCCCGTGCTCAAGCCCTTGAAACTTAAAGCCAAAGGCGCGCACAAAGCGATTGTTGCGTTTGGAGATTGGGTCAACCTCAGCGTAAATGTCCCACGGCAAGGAACGAAGGAACTGTGGGCCGAAGTGGAGCGCCGCAACAAGTTCTCCGCGCGTGTAGGTTTTTTGCAGTGGTGTTAGCCATAAGGCAACTGCTTTGGCCACGAACCCGCCTGACATCAGGCCAAGCACGGCCAAAGGCTTACCGTCGAGCGCAAAGAAGTAATAGCTAAATGTCATGGTAAATAGCTCGTCAGCTGTTTCTTCCGGCACATGCGCACGTAGCATTTTTTCAACCGCTTGCGATAGTTGATTGCAATGGGCAACTTGCATCAGTTGTCTCCCACGTCAAGGTCGGTCGTGAGCGATAGGATGCCTGCGGGCAAGGGATAGGATTGTTCGTAACAAATCTGAACTTCCTCGCCCCAAGCGGAGTTTACATAAGTGTAGATTGCCCCATCCCGGAGGGAGATTTCATCGCCGAAGAATTCGACTTCGGTGAGTTTCATTTCTTCCAGATGGTCGAAATCGGTTCCAACGCGAAGTCCACGTGTTTGGTAAATTTTCGTGCCTACTGCGATGATGTCTTTCCGCTTATGCTCAGTAGCGGCTTCGCGAAGATTGATCGGGAGAGTTTTAACTCGGCATGTGTAGGGCAGGCCCACAATGATGCGGCTCGCAGCTTCATCCAACGAAATTGAACCATCGGTTACAGTTTTGTTAAGAATTGCTCCACCGTCTGCGAGAACCGAAACAGTCTCGCCTTCAAGATGCCATAGGCCCGTTACCATTGAAACAGGCTCAACGACTTTCCAATCGCCTACGGCGACTTGTCTGATGATGTCTTCGGTTTCGGGAAAGACCGCTGCTACTTCCCGGTCCACCGTGGCAGTTACTTCCGTCCCGCTTATCCGGGCAGTTACGAGTAACTTCCCCCCTCGCGCGTAGATATATTGACCCACAACGTCAGCGGGAAAATCATCGGCGCCGGCAGATACGGGTCGAAGGGTGCAGGTTACACTATCGCCAACTTCTCCCGCAGTTACATTTAGCAGCGCATCGGTAGTGAAATGGTCTGCGTAATCGAGTCCCGAGTCCACGCCCCAAAAATCTTCAACAAAAGCGTAGTCACGCGGCTGCATTGCTTCAACGTAGTCACGCCAATAGCCGTTCACTTTTCGTGAGACAATCACGTAAAGCACGTCTTTGTCGTCGTCTTGCCCGGCGCAGGCATCGCGAAAGAGCCCGCGCGTTGTGTGCTTCGCCCAACCGAAAACTTCTTGCCCCCTGTCGTAAGTAACGGAAATTAGAGCCCCGTCAGCGCGCGGCATCCACAGGATTTTATAGGGTTCCGGCACCCATTCGAGGCGGAGAAGCTGGTGGAGCGTCGCGACCAGGCGGTGGAGCGTGCGGAAGCGGTCCACGCCCAGGCGCGGGATTGTATACTCAGTGAACATCATCGTGTTCAGTGCGCCGCTGTTGGATTGCAAATACAGCACGTCAAGGTCGATCCCGAGCGGGTCAGCGGCGGCAACGCCACGATATGCTTGCGGCTCGGCAAGAGCGTTGATCGGGCTTAGGGCAGTGCCCTCTTGCGCGCGCAGCATACTTACGCCTACGTCGGTGAAGACCAGAAGTCCAGCCCGCATCGCCAGCAGGTGCCGGATAGGCTCGACGCTCGACGCATCCAGCGTTAGGGTGTAACTATCACCGGCGTTGATTACATCACTCACGTCGAAGTTGTCAATCTCGCCCGGCTTACTTCCCCAAATAGTCATCGGGAAACTGAGGCTCCCAGCGTAGACTCCGCGCTGCTGAAAGATACGGAACACTCGCGGATTGTTATGATCGGCAAAGGGGTTGAACGCCAATGGCGGAGTCTTCGTGAAATCCGGTGTGATGTTACTGTCGATGAAAACCTCGCCAAAGCTATTGCCAATGTAGCCGACAGATTGCGCCGAGGTTACGTTAGAGCCTTCAGCTAGCAACAAAGAACGATAGACATTGTAACTCACTGCACCAGAAACCGCAGTCCATGTTAGCTTCAGCCACCCCTCAGTTGCAGAGTAATCCACAATGTTATCGGCAATGAAATAAGCGGAAGCACGGCTTTCCACGCCGTATTGGTCTACAGCGGTTACGCGGAACGCGGCACCCGCATCGCCCGTATCACTGGTAGTTTTGGCCAGACCAGTCGGCGCAGTCGCCGTCGAAGCATAGGTAATCGCGGCAAGGGTCCAATTCGTATCGGAGATGTAAGTAAGTCTCCGTGGCGCATAGTTAACATGCGTGAAAATCATCGTGGCGTAGCGCTGCTCGATTTTAACATCCGCGATTTCCTCGTAAGTGTAAGGAGCTTCAACTGTCACTACACGTGAAACAAGGTTTCCGGCATTGGAGGAGTAGGCGGTGTAATCAGCAAGATCAAGAGCCGGCGGTGCATCGTTCATGTAGAGGTTGACTGGCTCGACCAACTTAAACTTATTGGTTTCCGCGTCGGAGACAACAAAATAGCGACCGTTCAATTCCGTAGTTCCAGCAACCATTTCGATGTAGATCATGTCACCGTCGGAGTAGCCATGACCTGTCGCCTCGACAAAACCGTTCACCAAGTCAACGCCCGTAATGCTCACGGCGGTCTCAAGCAAATACCCTCCATCCCTTATAAAACGAATGACGGATCTTACTGTCGGAGCGCTTGCACCAAGCTGCGGCTCGCCGCCTAACACAACACGGTAGTCATTACCCTGCGCGCGAAAGCGAAACATCTTCGAGCCAGGGAATTGCAGCGGGGCGATGAACTTAGTCCCGCCGCGCGTCCGACCAAGAGCCCGGAGGTCCGCACCCTGAACCTGCGCCTGCGCAACGCCGGCGGCCTGGGTGCCGCCCGGCTGGCGACCGTAGAAACTCGGCGAGACTTCTCCGGCGACAAAACCATACTGCGGGCGAGGGTAAATCGGCATTAAGAAAGAACCCCACTCAAGTCTTCGTAAGGCCAGACGAAACGAGTTTCGTAGGGCAAGTCTTCGTAGCCCCGCGTCGCAACCCAAGACGGCAGCATCTCGTGATGGTTATCGCGCTCGTTGGCGATGTCAGTTCGCGCAAGCATAATTGCTTCTTCCGAGACTTGCTTCAAATCTGCGAACAACGTGCGCTTACCCGTCAGAGGCAGGGCGAGGGCAGCGCCAAGCGCGTAGCTAATTGCCTTGAGCAACCCAGTATCCCAATCATTCGGGTTATCAGTGCTTTTCGTGTAACGCAAAATTGCTTCCGAAGTATTTGTCACAATGGCTTTTTGACTGCCATAAGTTTCCAGGTTGAAACGCGCGTAGGTGGTGAGGTGTTGCGGCGAAAGCATGTCACTCGGCGCGCTGTAGGCGTAGACCCAGCCGGGAGCGGGATCGGAAGTAGTCCAATCCTCATCAGCGTCCCGCGTGGCGAGCAACGCCAAGCGTGTTCTCGTGCTGGCCGAAGGCCAAGGTGCCGCCTTCAGCACCACGTCCCGCACTAACGGATACCAAAGGCGGCAGAGATCGGCCTCTCGGCCGGTCTCCGTTTCAGAAGAGATAAGAGCTCGCCCGCCGAGGGCGCTGACTGCAAGGTTCCAGACTTCAACTTTGCTGTAGGCCATCGGCGAGTGTCCTTATTTCTTCGTTTCGGTAGGTGCGGGCTTCGGTTCCGGCGCGGGCTTCGGAGCCAATACTGCAGTCTTCGGGGCCTGGCCTTCTTCGAAGTAAGCCAACTCGCCGCGTTTCTGCAACTTCGCGCCGTTCCAGAAGTCCTTCCCGAGGGTGTAGAGCTTCTTAGCCATCAGTTACTGCCCTCCGGGTAGGCTTTCCACGCCGCGGGAGTCGGGGTCAGGAAGGCGTCAACCTTTCCCGCGGTGAATGCGGCGGTGCCAGTGACCTGCAGGATGCCGAGGTAGCGTTCGTATTCGTTGCCCTCCATCGGGATCACGGCGGTGAGGATGTTGGTCCCCGCAGCCATGTCGGCAACAGCGAACGTCGGCGAGGTCAGGTGCTCCGTGGCCGAGCCATCGTCCTCGATCGCCTCTTGCGCATCCGAGACCAGCTTGAACGTGCCAGTCGCCGAGCCGCCGGAAGTTGCCGTGGTCTCGACATTGATGACGAGATACAGCGGGTTGCCTTGGCCGATGTCGCGGACGCCACTGAGGTCGATGACATCGCCGATGAGGTATGTGCCGGCCCCGCCCGTATTGAGCGCTTCTGCGTCGCAGAAGGTAGTGTATTTGTCGGTAATCATGATGATTGTCTCCGTTAGTCGTGAAGAAAAGACGGGGCTAAGGCCCCGTCGATTAGGTGATCTGAGCTTCGTCGGCGGCGACCTGACATTAGTTAATGGACGGTTAGTTAGATTGTGCCATGCCGCGACTCCCATTGCAGCAACAGTTTTTTCACGAGCAGGGGACATAAAGGAGGTTATGTACTATTATCGGTGCGGAGGAGGGCGCACCATGGCGAACGAGCTGGTTTCCGCGAAATCTGGGGTTCTGACGACTGCTGGCGACGCGCTGGGGTTGCCGTCGCTGATCGTTCGCGCCGGTGGCGGTGCCGAACGGCAGGGCCGAGCGGTCGATGTTCGCAATCCGGACTACGTAGCGCCAGTCCCGCACGGTGAGGCCGAGGTCCCAACGATAATGGGAACGGTAGGCTTCCATGCGGCCATTTAAGCCGTCAACATTCTCGATGGTGACTTGACCTTTGTCCGTCATCTGCAGACCGGCCTTCGATCCCTTCGGGTAGATGCCGTGGCAGGTGTTCGGACCCCAACCGATAAGCCAGATCGAAGCGTTGTCCGTTCCGGTGCCCTCAGCGTCAACGATGTTGTCCGCGTTGGCGGCGGAGAGATCATTGTAACGGACGTTCAGGCCGGTAAACCGCTCGGGGTTGAGCGCCTCGTTGCCTTGGAACAGGGTTGCCGCAGCAGCCTGCGACATGCCTTCGATGTGCGCCCGATCCTCTTGCAGCCGAAACGCCGCCCTATTGCCGTTGAGATCGGCAAGGGCCTTATCAACCTCGGCGTAGGCTTCGAGCATCCCACACGAGTCGGTGATCTGCGCGCGCGTCGATTTGGTCGGCTGGACACCGCCGTAGAGTTGGCGCCAGGTCGGTTCGGGAATGCCGGTGAGAATGGTGGTCCGATGGCCGGTAGGCAGGTTGCCTTCCAGCATCGTCCAGTCATCGAGCACTTCATTGGTTTCTTTGAGAATCTCCGCGACGATAGCGATTGAGCCGTTCGGGTCGAGGGCCTTGGTAACGTCGAGGAGGGTGGGATTGGTGGCAGTGAGAGTCGCCATGCCTTATCACTCCTGTTGCTTGTTGCCGCCGAAGAGAATGTCCTCCGGCGCGAGTTTGCCCCCCGGCGGATCGCCCAAAACGGGGCTGCCTTCGAGGAAAGGTTGAACCAGCGCGTGCATGATCCGAATAATTTCGGGATTATTGCCTGCACCAGTGAGGTTGAAGGCTTGGAAGGTTTCGTCGGTAGCGTCGACTTTTTCCAGCCCTTTGCGAATGGCTCCAAGGGTTTCGGGAAGTTATTTCGGGTCGAAGGGCCGGAACAGCCGGACCTTGATCATGCCGACCTTCTCGCCCTGGTTGGCGAGGTGCTCCACCGCCTCCTCGGCGGCGCCGATCAGATCGTCTGCGACCGATAGTTGCAAATCGAGAAGACCCTGCGCGCGTTCGGCGGGGTCGAGTTCAGAGTTGTTCATGAGTTCGAGGAATTGGTTGAAGCTTTCCTCGGGGACTTCGACGCCTTCAGGGAGTTTGAAGGAGTCGCGCGTCAGGGGTTCGGGCGCGGCGTCAGCAGTATTTGCGCCAGCGCTCTCGCCTCCATCTTCCGCCTCCCCGTCGAGCAGCGAACCAACTTCTTCTTCGGGAGAAATTTCCGAAGTGGTCGTGTCGGCGGGCGCAGCCGTGGTGTTGGGAGTTTCACCGTCAGGGGCCTCGGCAGATGTCCCGGTGCCGTCATCCGGGGCAAACACAGGGAGGCGGAAGTGGTTAAGCAGATCGTGCGGATAGTTCATCTTGGTCCTCTTTCATGAGTTGGGAGAACAGGTGCGGTTGATATTCGTTGAGGAGAGCGAGAAGTTCGATCGCGACCTGATGGCGACCAGCTTGGCGGGCAGACTCAAGCGCGTTGCTTCCGTGCGGGGTGTTGTGAAGGCCCCATGAGGCGAACAGCCCGCGAAGAAGGAAGCGGAGATTTTCCGACTGCGCGAGTTCCCTGAACGCGGCAGACATGCGCTGCTCGTCCAGTTTGTCCCAATCTATTTCGCTTGCAGGCACAGCCATATCTCCTTTCCCTCTATAATACACGATCCACCACGAGAAGGCAAACCATTATTGCCCTGTCATAGCTTGCAGTGCGTTCATCCCACCGCCAACATCAGCTTGGCTCAAGTTTTTCGCCCCCGCAGCAAACTGCGAACCGACTTCCGCAGCTTGCGCCAACGCTTGTTGTTGCTCAGTAGCGGCTTGGCGTTGGGCAGCTTCGTCTCGCGCCCGCAGGCCTTTGGGCTTGACGCCCAGGTTTTCGGCGTAGTCACGGACGAGTTCCTCGACATTCGGGATGTCGCGCGCCTCGGGGTAGACGCCAGCAAGGCCGCCGGTGAATTGCAGGAAGCGCTCGGTGGTGAAGGTGCTCGCGGCACGCTGTGCGTCGGAAAGAACCGAGACATACTGGATTTCGATTTTCTTTCCATCGAGTTCTGCTGGTGCTTCGGGGAAAAGTCCTGCGCGGTCCATGATGCCGTAGATGCGTTTGAGGGCGGGGTCGAGTCCCTCTTTATAGAAGCGGTCAAGCACTGGGCCGAGGTGGACAAGCTTTTCCTCCCTACGCGCGTCAATTTCCGTAGCACTACGCACGGTATCGAGTTGCGAAATCATGTTGAAGAGGTTGTTGTGGCAGGTTTCACGGATACGTTGTTGGAGTTGCTCCACGTCATAGGCGATCTCTTGCAGAGGGAGGTTGACCTTATAAACTTCCCTTGCGCCGAAGTTTTGCCCCATTGTAGCAGCGTAAGTGACGCCGCCCGCGCTGAGAGCCTTGGGGCGGTTCTGCAGTTGTGCATCTACGATAAGGGGTGGGCGGATGGCTTTGGACAGGCCCTGAGCGCGTTCGAGTAGCATCGTCTGCAGTTGCTTTACGTCGCCGAGAGCATCCATTGCCGGGCTGGTTCCGTAGCTATCGTTGCCCATGAGTTCCCAGCGGGGAGTTACGTTGGGCCATTCGTAAAGGGGACGGACGGCGAGATACTTGCCGAGGGTGCCGCCGATTTCCCAGTAGACCTCACGGTAGGGGGCATCGACACTCAGCAGTTTATCTTCTGGGTCATTCGGCTCGATCAGGTGGGCGATTTCCACAGGCGAAAACATCCGCTCGTCTTTCGCCTCGTAGAGTTGGCGAGATTGTTCGCATAGGGCGTCACTGCCGAATTCGTCTACGAGTTGGGTGATTGTCCGGGAGACCCGCCTACCGTGACGGTTGACTCGCTGGGTGCCGTCGAGGGCGAGATAGAACTCACCGAGTGCATAGTTGTAGCAGCGGAAGACCTCGTTATAGTCTTCGTAAATGCCGAGAGACGCAGTGCCGAAGGTGCACCATTCGAGGTAAAGGACGGCGAAAGCGTTGTAGAAGTTGCTGCCGGAGATCACGATATACATCCGACGCTCGACTTCTTCGAGCCACAACCGCACGTCATGCGAAAAATCTTCCTCGCGGAAACCTTCGAGGCGGAGGCTGAACCACTGGCGGGCGGGGGAGGTGATTCCGTTCATCATGCCGGAGGCCAGAGTGCGGACGGCCAGCGTCGAAGTTGAGTCGAGGAGTTTTTTGTTCTGCCGGTCGGGAGTGCGGACTTCGCGTTGGGTCAGTAGCCACGGGTAGCGGCGCGGAAGGAAGTAATCGCTGATTGTGCGCCAATGGTGGAACCACGTCTGGCGTTCGGCATCGAGGGCGCTCAGGACGCGCTTGTGCCGCTGGTGTGCGGCTTCGCGGCCTTTTGGCAGTTGTTGCTCCATATACATTACCGGCTCCCGATCAGGCTTGGCGCACCTACGTTACTCGGCGATGCGCCCAAGTTGCGGTTGATGTATTTGTTCGGGCGGCTGGCCCCGGCGAGCTTCCCGTAGTTCGCGTTGAAAATGTTCGCTGCATTCGCGTTGGAAATGAACGATGCAGGAGTCGGCGCTTTGGGCAGCGGCTTGATGTCAGGGATCTCAGGGGCTTTGGGACGTTTACGCATATGCATGGTCCTCGCTGTCGAAGGGATTGGGGTCGGTGTAGTATTCGGCTTTACCGGAATTACCTACGGTGACCGACTCGAAGGCGGGAAAGGCGAAAGTGCAGGCAAGAGCGTCGGAGGCGTCAGGGGAGGCCACACCCCTGCGGCGCATGTCTCGTTTGGACTCGAGTTGAAGGTAGTCTTCGCGCGAGTAGGTGTAGGCGGGCGCGGAAAGTTCGTCGGGCAGAGTGTTTTCAAGTCCGGGAACTTCCTCGGGGATACAGCCGGTTTTCAACCACGCTTTCATCGCACCCCAAATCTCCGCGCGCTTGTTGAGGTATTTGGCGCTCGGATCGTTGGGGTGGAAGGTATTGGCTTTTGAGCCAAATTGAACCTCGAACACCGGAGCGTTCATGCGGAGGAGTTGGTCTACTACGCCACCGCCCACACCACCGCCGTCTACAAAGATAGCCGTGGCTTGTAGTTCGGCAAAGGCGTTGTAAACTTCCATTGCGAGTTGGGTAGTGGACAGGCCGCGGAATACGCGGGGTTGGTAGCTGCGGGCGTCCCGGCCACGTCGAGGGTAGATGACGCTCGCATCGTCGCCGTAGCGCGCCACGTCTATCTGATCCTGACCCTGGGCGGGCGCTTCGACGATCGGGTCGCGGTGCGCGGCTTCACTAGCGAGATCGTGGGAGATGAAACTTGTCGCGTCAATGCGGGGGAACACGCCCCTGACGCGGACGCGAACAAAATCGTGATCCTCACCATAGTCTTCGATCCAGCGTTGGAGCTGGTCTTTGTTCGTGATTGAGACTTCGCGAGAGTCAATCGCCACGGAGTTCCAACGGTGGGCGAAGCGCCCTCCGGGGAAGCAGTCGCGGAAGCGCCCGGAGTTTCGCGTTGGGTTGCCGAACGCGACCCAGATGATTTGCGTGTTCTTGTCAGTGAGCGCGCCTTCGGTTGTCTCCCAAATGACATCTTCGATAGCAGAGGCCTCGTCAAAGACGATTAGAATGCGGCGACCTTTGTTATGGAGGCCCGCGAAGGCTTCGGTGTTCTTCGCACTCCACGGCACCATGTCGATCCGCCAAGTTTTTTCGTGCTCGGGATCGACGCTGAAGCGCGCGGTCGCCGTCATGCGGAAGAGGGTTTTGGTTAGGGACAGGCGATGCCACTTGGCAAGCTCGGCCCACGTCTTGGTTTTAAGCTGCGTCTCGGTGTTTGCGGTCACGACGCCTTTAGTATCGGGCATGGTGGACTGCGCCCAGTCGATGATCCAACTAACGCAGGCGGATTTGCCGATGCCGTGGCCGGAAGTTCGGGCCTCTTGGATTGGGGAGGTTACGGCTTCTTCGCCCGTCGCAGCGGCGGCAACGATTGCTTCCTCGACGGAAATAACCCCGTTACCGAGGGAGGTTAGGATGTCCACCTGCCACGGCTCGGGGCCGGAGTAGTCCGCTATCGGGGTGTTGGGCTCGCCCCACGGATAGGCCCAATAGACGAAGCCCAGCGGATCGTGCGTGTATTCCGCGAGGGCTTCGAGGAGTAGGGAATGATTGTCAGGTTGGGGCATGTTACGCAAGCGCCGCTGTGTAGCGATTGCCGCGCCAGACGAATATGTCAGCGGCACCTGCGCCCCTGCGGCGAGCTTCAGCGAAGGCTTCGCGGAAGGACATCTCGTCGCTCACGCCGTAGTTTATCCGGATGTTGTTTTTGCGTTTGATGCGCTCGGAAGTTTCCTTCGCGCGTTCAGACGCGGCTTTAGCGGATTCGTAAGCCGCGCGCGCCCTAGCGGTCTCCGCGAGCTCGCTGTCCACGAGGTAGTTCCGAATTTCTTCTTTCCGGCTAGCGTAGAGGATTTCGGCTGCGGTCTCGCTTTTCGGGGTCGGATCGTCGGAAGCAGCAGCGGTCGCCGGTTTTTCTTGCGGCCTGGCCTTGGGTCGAGGGCTGGCGTCCGGTGCAGCCTCTTTCGCGAGTTCAGTCGTGTAGCGTTTTCCCGCCCACGTAAACTCCTTAAGGCCCTCGGCACGGGCTTTGGCAAATGCCTCGCGGAAAGTCATTTTGAATCCTCCTGGGTGATGTCAATTGCGCGGCCCTCGATTGCCCTTTGGCGGGCGAGTTCGAGTCGGTCGGCCAGTCCAACACGAATGTCGAGTTCTGTCTTCTGCGACGGGCCGTGGCCAGTCCGGTCGGCGAAGGTCTTTGCGATGTCGAGAAGCTGGGGGACAGTGAATTCGGAAGGATCGTCTTCGAGCCGCTCGGCAATTTCTTCGACCGCATCCTTGCCTACCATCGACATGGCCTCGTGCATGTCGTAGTAAGCAGTGTCAACTTTTTCCGAATAGAAGGCCATAAGTTCGCGGAAGGCCGGATCGTTCTTGAGGATGCTGACGCGGCTGGCAACGTAGCCACAAGCGGTCGCCGCGACACTTTCACTCACGCCTTCGGCCAACAGCCGCGCAAGCCGATGGTGTTTGGCGCGGAGGTTCTTCAACACCGGGGCGGATGTCCCGCGTTCTGTCTGCAGGCTCGCGAGATCGGCTTCGGTCAACTCCCGCGCCACAAACGCCTCAAGCGGCTTTTGCGCCCGCCCCGTAGTCCGCAGGCCCAACGCGCCCAAATCCACCTCATTCATATCCATGTCGGCCCAGCCCTTATATGGTCCCGGCCCCAGTTTACCACGGCCGCAGCCTCGGCGCAAGCCCCCGCGCGCGGCCCGATATGGCTCCTTGCTCGGGTGAAGGGTATGGCGGTATGGCTCCCTCAAAAACCGCCCAACTATTTGTCAGGGCATTCCACGCGCGCGGGAGGGGGCCACCGCCGAAACCGGGGGCCTTGTTGCGGGAGCTTGGGGTGGGGGTCGCGCGCAAGCACGGCAACAGGGGGCGCGGGCTCGGGCGGAAAATTTTCTTTGAAACAATTATCACGAATGTAGGTCGGGGGCTTGAAGGTTGCGACGGGAGGGAATATGTATGGGTCACGGGGCGCGACGGTCGCGCCGCGATTGAAAGGACCAAAGCAATGACTAACGAACTGATGACACTTGAAAGCACCCAGCTGGTTTTCCAAACCAAGATCAATGGCGAAACCGTTGAAGTCGATTTCGGCAAGATGCATCCTACGTGGATCGCCGCGCATTTGCAGAAAGCCGCGCAACGGTTTTTGAATGATAGGTATTCGGGAGAAAAGGGTGCAGAAAAGCTCGCAATGGTTCGCGCGGATCTGAACGAGATTCACAAAGGTGAACCCATGCCCGAAGTTGTGCGCCAGTCGCGCGCGCCGGCTGATCCGGTCGAAGCATTGGCGATCAAAAATGCTAAAACGGCGCTGGGCGCAATGTTCCAGACCCTTACTGGCAAACGCAAGATTGCCGACTTCGCGGCGCATGAAAAAGCCGCACCTTTTTTCCGCGAAACGGGAGGCACGCTTGCATGGGACGAGGCCCACGTGTCCGCATGGATGGCAAAGCAAGCGGAAAACGGCAAGCGTGACTTTAGGGCTGACGCTATGGCAACGCTGAATGGTGTTGCGGATTTAGACGATCTGGACCTTTGAACGACGCAACCGGGCGCGCAGGTGCTTGCTTGCGCGCCCACAACACATTTACGGGAGCTAAAACAATGTTTGGAATGGTGATCTACGCGAATGGAAAACAATTTGCTGCCGTCTCTCCGCGCAAGCGGGCATTAAAAGAATGGACAGCAACACACGAGATTTTCACGGCTACTCCGGCACCTTTGTGTAACTGGCGTTTACGTGACACAAATGGTTGGTGTGATGGTGGACCTAACGCGGAAAACGCCGCACCGAGCTGTCCACCGGCGACGACGGCCATCCGGAGCGCGTGCACCTGTTCCGCCGGCAGGAGATCGACGCCGTCAACGCGGCCCTGGGCGCGGGCCGCCCCTTGCTGGTGCGCGGTGAGCCCGGCATCGGCAAGACCCAGCTCGCCGAGGCCGTGGCGCGGGAGCTCGCGCGCGAGCTGTAACGGCGCCCGTTGCCACCATTGCGCGCCCACGGCGCCCCGCGCCGGCGCCCCACGCCGAGGGACCGAATATCCCCAGCCCTTCCCGTGATGTTTCCCGTGGCATATCCCCATTGCTTCCCCTGATAGACTGTGCAAGAGTCCAAGTCCCGATATCGGGCATTTGGATATGGCTCCTTGCACGGGACAAGAGTATGGCTCAGGTATGGCTCTAACTGCACTGTATTTTTTATTGTGCAGTTTTTTTTTTTTTTTTTTTTTCCCTCTCTAGAAAAAAGACCCACCCCCAGAGAGAGCTGGCTCGACCCCCCTAGCCGGCGGGCCATCAAGGCCAACTCGGGTTCACAGTCTATCAGGGGATATAGAGGGGAAGCGCCATGGGAAGCGCCACGGGAAGAGCAAGGGATATTCGGGCGCGGGCAGGGCGGCAGGCCGAAGTTATCCCTTGGTTATCCCCATTGGCGCGCAACCATACCGGGCTGGAAAAACCCCTTGCTTCGCAACGATATTTGGAATACTAATGGGACGTGGGGGCGGATTGCGTCCACCATGTAAGCTAAGGAAAGGACCAGACAAATGAAAAAGGTAATTGACTATTCGACACTCGAAGGCGACGCTAAACGTCAGGCGGCGATGGAGGATATTCGCGAGTATCTCGGGGACGAGTTTCCCATATTGAACGCGAAAATCGACGAGATTGGCGAAGGGCTAACACTTGAAGACATGCGCGCCATTTGCGGCCTGTTCCTCGGGATCCAGAACTACCCGGTGCGCGCATGGTTCGAGACCCTTCGGCCGGAGCAGCGGAATGACCCACAATAACGAACTCACCCGCGACGACATGCGGGAAATCCACCGGCTGCAAGATCATTGGATCGTGCACACTCCGGGAGATCAAGCGGTAGCCCTCGAAGACTGGGCAACTCGTGCCGAGGACGCGCGGGAGTATGCGGCCCACGCTTGCGGGCAGGCGATGCAAGACTTCGGCCACAGTGGACGTTGACCGTTCCGGTGAGGAGCCCCAATTGCGGGCTCCGATCCCGAGCGATTGGCTCGCGGGCAATGGTGCCCGAGATGAAAGGAGAGGACAAAATGACCGAAGAACACACTGAACACTGGCTTACCAGAGTCGCCTTCGAACACCATGCCGCCCGTCACGCGTGGACTCACCGGGATTATTTCGAGGGCAAGCGGTTCGCCTATGCGGATGTGCTCGCCGCAATTTTGAATATCTCGTGGGGTGAGGCCGATGATATGCTGATTGCAGCCTACAAGGCCGCGCAACCCAAGGAGACCCACGATGAAATGGCATAACGAACACCTCGCGGGCATCATCCCCCTAATGCTCAGCGAACACGATCCCCGCCCCATGCGCGAGCAGTTGCACACTGGCTATGCCCACGGAGGCGGCGTTCAACCATTCAAGGGCTTCACCAAGCTGATCGACCACGAGAACCCGATGAACAGCGAGCTCTACTATCCCGGCGACCGGCCGACTAAGGCCGTTGCCTTCGCCCGTCTGCGTGATGAGCTTTTAATCCTCTTCGCCCACTCATGGGCGGCGATTGTCTCCCCCGGCGAGGAAACCATCATCACCCGAATGGACTAATCTCCCCCAACCCGAAAGGACCACAGACCAATGATCGCACTTGCCCACATTTACATCGGCTCCCTGTTGCTCAGGGACCTATCCCTCAGCCTCGACGCAACCGCCCGTGGCGACTGGACCGAGACCGACTACGGCGTCCCGCGCAGCCCGACGCTCATGGAGCTTTCCAACCTCGAATTTGAAAACGTCGAGATCGACGGGTATGAAATCGACCTCGAGACCCTTGCCGCCGAGGGGCCGCAGGGGAAAATCCTCGCCGCCGCAATCACCGCCGCGTTGACCGAATACGCGGAGGAAACCGATTTCCTCAACTGGAGTATCTACGATGAGTAATCACCCCGAAGAAGATTGGCTCAAGCGGATGCAGATGTTTCGCAAGCTGTTCTCCCATGATCCCGTGCTCTTCGCCGCAATTTCTTTTGCGATTGCGGCGGAGTTGACCGACCTTCGCCTACACGAAGATGGGCGGCTGAGCGCCGACGCAGGCGCCCTCGACCTGCTCGATCAAACCCTTTCCGCCCTCAACCAAGCAGTCGCCGAAAACAGGAAACAAGTTCATGACACGTAAGGACTACATCGTGATTGCCGAGGCAATCAACTGCATTCCCGACTACAACACGCGCCGCAAGGTGGCCGCGATCTTTTGCAACAAACTCGCTGCCACAAACGCAAACTTTCGGCCCGAGCGGTTTCTCTGCGCAGCATTGAAGGAGTCCACCGAATGAGAACCATCACCTACGGAGTGCTCTACTAATGACCCTTTCCAACAACCTCGGTTCATACACCGATGTCCAATCTGTTTTCGACGCGGTGCTCGAGACGCCCTGGTCATGGACGGCCCGCCGGACTTGGGCGGGCGCAACCTGGGCGTGCGGCCCATGGAGATGCTGCTGCTCGGTCTGGGTGGCTGCACGCAGTTCGATGTGCTGATGATCCTGCGCCGCGCCCTTCACGCGCATCCATGTCCACTTCATCGTGACGGGCCGCGACCTGAAGCCGAAGCAGGTGGAGCGCGCCATCGCGCTCAGCGCTGAGAAATATTGCTCCGCGTCTATCATGCTTGGCGCCGTGGCCGCGGTGACGCACGACTTCGAGATCCGGGATGCCTGAGTCCGCGGCCTTCGACGCGCTCGCCCGGGAGTTCTTCGCCGTCTGGTTCCGCTTCCACCCGGAGGCCGCGCTGGCAGTGGGGCTCGGCGATTACGGCGACCTGCTGCCGCCGCAGTCCGACGACGAGCACGCGGCACTCGCGAGCTGGCTTGAGACGCTCATCGTCGCGCTGGAGGAGCTCGACCACGGCGCGCTGGACCCGGCGCGGCGCCTGGATGCAGAGCTCATGTTCGGGCTCGCGCGGGTGGAGCACCGCGAGCTGCTAGAGCGCGACTGGCGCCGCCGGGACCCGCTGCGGTTCCTGCCGCTCACAACCATTCACCGCCTGACGCTGCTCGCCCCGGCCGCGCTGCGCGAGGATCTGCTGGCGCTGCTGCAGGCGGTGCCGGCGCACCTGCGGCTCGCGCTGACGCAACTGATGCCGATGGCGGAGCTGATCCCGCCGCCGTTGGTGGCGGCCGCGCTCCACGCCGCCGAGGCGGGCCCCGTCTACCTGCGTGAGCTGACCCGCAGCCGCTGGCTGCGCGCCCATTGCCACGGCACCGGCGAGTTGGAACCGGTCGCCGAGGCGGCGGCGACGGCGCGGGACTCCGCGAGCAGGGCGGCGGACTCCCGCAGCCCGGGCAGCACCTCGTCGATCTCGTCTGCGGGCGCCGAACAACTGGGCTTTCTGCTCCGCCATCGCCACCGCCTGGACCTGGCGCCGGCCGACTGTGCGGGGCTCTTGGAGCGGCTCGCGGTCCCGGAACTGGTGGCTCGCCATCGAGCATGCCCTGCGAGGCCGGAACCCATGAAAGACGACGTCAAGATCATTGTCAGCAACGACGTCATCAAGCGCATGACCGCGCTGCCGGCGGCGGTGCAGACCAAGGGGCTCGAG